GATTCTCATCAACAATTGTTGCTCTAGGTAACGATAGTGCAGCATCTGAGTCAGAAATCCTTGATGTTGCCACTAGAGTAGGTCAAGCAACAGCACAGTTTAAACTTGGATCTCAAAACGTCCTAGGCTTATCCGCTGGTATGAGATCACTTGGCATCAATGCAGAGGCCGGCGGTACTGTGGTTGGTAAAACATTCCTACAAATTGCAAGCGCAATTGATAAGGGTGGGGATAAATTTAAAACACTTCAAAAAATAACTCAGATGAGTGGTGATGAGTTAAAGAAAACCTTTAAGACAGATGCAACAGCAGTATTCACATCATTCTTAAAGGGAGCCGCTAGACTTGAAAAAAAGGGCATCAGCAATACCAAGGTTCTAGATGCGTTTGGCCTAAAAGGCGACAGGGTTAACGCTATTCTACCAACAATGATACAGGGCCTTAACACTGTAACAGATTCAATGGATTTATCTGCAAAAGCTTTCAAAGAAAATACTGCACTAAATGAAGAATTTGAGCAGCAGACAAAATCTGTAAATTCTATGATGGCAAAATTTAACAATATAATTAAAAGGGTTGGTATTTCATTTGGTAAGGTGTTGCTGCCAGCTTTTGAGATGGGGATAAATGTTTTATCATCGATCATGTCTTGGTTTGAGGGTTTATCATCCGGTGTAAAAACTTTTATCGTTATCATAGCAAGCCTTGTGGCAGCAATAGGACCTTTAATATTTATAGGTGGCACTCTTATCACAACACTTGCCTCTGCTGCTGTTGCCTTTAATGTGCTAGTTGCAATTGGGCCTCTATTACAGGCGGCCTATCTGCCAACAATAATTATAATGGCAAAATTTCTTGCTGTTGTTGGTCTTGTTGCTGCATCTGCATATATGGTCTATCAAGCATGGGAGCCAATAAAAGCATTTTTCAAAGATCTTTTCACCAATCCACTAGAAAACCTTAAAGACATGGTTTCTTGGATGGGATCCCTTGTTGGAATATCATCAAGCTTAGGATCTGACTCTGTTGATAAAAAATTAAAAGCTCAAGGCTTTGCCTTTGGAGACAATGCAGGTTCTATGAATGGAGATCCTACAGGCTCAAAAGAACTAACGGACAAATCAATTGATTTTAAAGCAAATAAAAGAGATGCAAAAATAAACGTAGATTTTTCTAATACACCAAAAGGCACGAGAATCATAAGCGAGGACAGAGACTCAATTATGGATATAAACACTGGTCTTATGGGTGGGGCATTCTAATGAGTTGGAAAGATAGCTTAAGACAAGGATCATTTAGAGGCTTTGAATTTATAACAAAGACAAGCAAACTTTCTGGTGGCCGCAGATCAGTTCAACATGAATATCCAAACAGAGAAAAACCTTTCACCGAGGATCTTGGGAGAGTAGGAAAATCATATGAGATTGAGGGCTATGTCTTAGGTGATGATTACTTTGAGGCAAAGACTAGATTGTTAGAGGTCTTTGAAAAAAAAGGTCCTGGTGAGTTAATTCATCCATATTATGGATCTATCATTGTCCAAGTTGGATCATTAAATATAAGTGAATCAACGCTTGAGGGTGCAATAGCATTTTTTAGCGTAACATTTTATGAGGCAGGTGATAATCAATTCCCTAGTGGCTACGACGACAAGGGAGCGATACTAGCAGAGAAATCCGATATTGCCCTTGCAAATGCTAAGACTGATTTTGATGAGAATTTCAGCGTATCAGGTATGCCAGCATTTGCAATACAATCATCAAGGGACCTGGTTTTAAAATCTCAAAAACAATTTGAAGAAAATACAAAAGCATTTTCAGATGTTGCGGAGGGAGTTGCAGAGCTCTCATACTCAACTAGGAATCTAGCGGCCGAGGTGGACGACCTGTTACAATCCCCCGACATTCTAAGCCAAAGGCTGCTAGATTCTTTTCAATTGATGGATGACTCAATTTCATCTGCCCTTGGAAAGACAAATGCACTTGATGCATTTCTAATTTTTGCTGGTGATATTCCTGTCACTGGTGAAACCCCTATTAGGATTAGAGAGAGATCTAATGAGGCTACATATCAAAATTTCATGAGAAGAGTGGCCGCAATCAAATCATCTCAATCAGCTATAGTTGCCGATTATCCATCATTACAGGATGCTGAAAATGCCAGGGTAAAAATAACTGATACGATAGAAAGCCAGATAAGAGAGATTGATCCTGATGATGGATCTCTTTGGCAGTCACTTGTTGATGTTAATGCATCTCTAGTTGATGCCTTGCCAGATATAGATGCAGATATACCATCCTTGCAAACAGTGATTACAGATTCTGATACTAGCTCACTAGAATTTTCTTATGATCAATTTGAGTCAATTGATAATGAGTCTGATTTAATCACCAGAAACAAAATAAGAAATCCATCATTTATTGGTATGGGATCTAGTCTGGATATTTTAGATGTCAACAGATAATCCAAAAGTAAAACATATACCCCTTGCACCATTTGACTATGGAACGCTAGTTGATGATGCTGCTACTTTCTATATAAATAACAAGGTTTATCACGGATTCAAATCAATAAAGATTTCTAGAAACTTAATGAGCCTGACTGGATCTTTTGAGATTACACTCACAGATAAATGGAAGGAAAATCAAGAGCCATTTGATATAAAGGTTGGATATAGAATACATTGTCACCTTGGAAAGGATGCTCTCTTTGAGGGATATATAGATAAGATGACATTATCCATTTCGGCCGACACAAGAAATATAACTATTATTGGCAGGGACAAAACATCTGATTTAGTTGATTGTGTTCATGTTGGTGCCAGTGAGTTTTTGGATATTGATATGCAGAGCCTATCAGATATTCTTTGTAAGCCATTCTCAATTAAAGTGATCAATGAATTTGGATCAACAAAGAAGTTTCCAAAGTTTACAGTAAAACAAGGCGAAACAGTCTTTGAGTCATTAGAGAGAGCTGCTAAGGAATTAAATATAATCCTAGTATCCACAACTCATGGAAACCTATTGCTCCAAAAGAAGGGAGTTAAAACATCAACAACACAACTCATCGAGGGAGTTAATTGCCTGGTTGCATCTGGAGAGTTTGATAATACAGAAAGATTTTCTCATTATATTGTTAAAGGTCAGAATACATCATCACTTGGGGATGTTGATGACTCAACATCAAGCTCGGGTGAGGCTTTTGATCTTGGTGTGACTAGATATAGGCCAATAGTAATAATATCTGAAAATGCTGTTGATAATGCTGGTGCTCAAAAGAGAGCTGAATATGAGTCCAGCTTAAGAGCCGCTAAGTCATCAATGGTTGCTGTTAGTGTTCAAGGATGGAGACAACAAGATAAAACTATATGGGTTAATAATTTGCTTGTTAATGTTGATATACCATCAGTTGGAATAAGAGGAAAAATGCTTATCTCCAAAGTTAAATATGATGAAACTGGAAACGGCAAAAGATGCGAGCTTGAGTTGATACGTCCAGATGCTTTTGAGTTTAAAAAAGAAACTAAAAAGAATGATGATCCTATTGACACTCTTGGGTGGGAAAAATGAGAGTAGACGACATAGTTAAAATAATTAAAAAGGTTGTTAATCCATTAAACCTAAAAATATCTCTTAGCATTAGCAGAGGGAAAATACTTTCATCGGATGATAGTGGTAAAATACAATTGATCCAGGCATCATTTTTGGCCGGAGAAAATAAAGACAAAATTGAGAAAATGCATCATTTTGGATTTTCATCTAATCCACCAGAAAACTCAGATGCTGTTATGGTTTGCATATCAGGTAACAGAGATCATGGAATTATTATTGCCACTGAAAATAGAGAGTTTAGATTTAAAGATCTTGGCAAGGGAGAGGTTGCTCTCTATTCAAAAGACGGTGATCATGTCCATCTAAAGAATGGCAATGTTATTGATATTAAAACCAAGACACTTAACATAATTGCAGAGACAGAAATCAATATAACATCTCCACAGGTTACTATCTCAGACAATTTATCAGTTGGTGGCAATCAAGAAATAACTGGAAACCTAGATGTAACTGGTGACGTATCTGCTGCTAATATTGCTGCATCAGAAAGTATATCAGCTCCTAGTATTTCGGCTGCGACATCTTTACAAGTAGCATCACAAGAGCTCAATACATATGAAACTCACACACACAATTATACTGATGGTGGCAATCCAGCTATCACTGGGGTGCCAAATGTCTGATATAGGATTATTTCTAAGTGAAAATGGTTTTGACTTGGCAGTTGATGAAAACGATTTACTACCTGATGATGGCCTTGAGACTGCTGTTTCCATCTCATTATTTACTGACAAAAGAGTAACTGATGAGCAATTGCCATCAATGGAAACGAGCAAAAGGGGTTGGTGGGGAGATATGTTTCCAGATGTCAATCAAGATAAAATAGGCTCTAGATTATGGACACTGGAAAGAGAGAAAAGAACTAACGAGGTGCTGCGTAGGTCCGAGGAGCTTTCTAAAGAAAGTTTAACCTGGATGATTGAGGATGGATTGGCAGATGCAGTCATAATCAAAAGTGAGTACAATGGAGATGGTCATCTATTGATTTATGTTGAAATACAAAAGCCAGATGGTGACAGTGCCAGATTTAGAGTTTTATGGGAAAAACAAGAACTTAAGAGAGTTGCTTAATGGCCTTTCAAATACCAGATCTCGATCAGATTATAGAGCGAGTTAAGACCGATATCAAAGGCGGTTTAAATATAACAACTGTGGCCCGCAGGTCATTTATCGCTGTTATATCAAGAGCAATTGCAGGCATATCTCATTTAATGTTTCTATTTTTATCTTTCATATCAAGGCAATTGTTTCCAGATACGGCCGAGGATGAATACCTTGAGAGGTGGGCATCAATTTATGGGCTAACTAAAACTCCTGCGACATTTGCAGAGTTTAATATAACCGTTACTGGCAATAATGGCGGTGTCATTCCAGAGTCAACTCTGTATCAATCTAAAGATGGATCTCAGTTTGAGTCTGACAGTGAGGTAACAATTGGGATAAGTGGCAGCGCGACTGTTTTACTTGTTGCCATTGTTTCTGGATCTTCAAAAAATCCAATGATTGCAGACAAGATGAATCTCATATCACCGATAGCCAATGTTAACTCAGAGGCAGTTGTTGCATCAATTGTTACAGAGGCAGCAGACACAGAATCAACAGAATCATTAAGAGAAAGATTTATTTCTAGATTAAGACTACCGCCTCTTGGTGGATCTGCTAATGACTATATTCAATGGGCAAGAGAGGTTCCTGGGGTCACTAGATCATGGGTTTTTCCATTATATA